CGGTATTTCATAAAGGTGATGGCGGCAGGAAGAGAAACGCTCATCTAATCTCGAAAAGTTCCTTTTCTAACCTGTCGGCCAGAAGGTCTGGATTGGAGTTGATGCCCATAAACGAAGTTATCCTATGGCGTTATGCCGGGAGAACGGCAACATTGTTTTCTAGAAGACGTCGGCAGGCAATCAAGCTCTGCTCAGGCAGATTTCAGGGATAGGTTTGGCCATTCAGAGCGTTCCTGACGGGGATTTCGCCATTTGTGCCCCTCGGTGTGACCCCATACGCGGAGTGCCGATGGTTTTGGGGCGTCCACATCCCTTTCACGGGAGAGAGTTGAAAAGGCAAAAAGAAAAGGGATTACAACCTGTTAGCTGTAATCCCTGAATTTCTTACTGGTGCCGAAGAAGAGACTCGAACTCTTACTCCCGTACGGGAACTAGCCCCTGAAAGTAGTCTCCGAGAAAAATTTAAGCAATTACTTAACCTTACAAGCACCATTTGCCCAAGGAATCAGCATCCTAGCGCATCCTCCCACCGAATTGCAACCACTTTTAGGTATCCCGCAACCCATCACATACCTTTATTTAGCCCTCTGCCTGCCCCTTTGGGAGCCGACTCTGGACTACCTATAGAGAACAGAGTCAGCCCCCGAAGGGGCTTTTTTATTGCCTAAGGCATAAATCAAAAATTTAAACAAGCTACCCTTAAGTGAATTTTAAATTTACTTAACGCTAGGTTTTTAAACCCACGATTGTTTTTAGCGATCGTGGGTTTTTTCGTCTCTGGCCCCTGAAGTTCCGCCGCGAACCAAACAACCTTTTCTCAAACCCTTCCCGAAACCCCCAACCACAGGAGCAGTTATGCACAATAACTCTACCTCTCAGGCCCCCGTTTTTTCTAAACATGAAGCCCACATTCAGCGCCTTCTGTCCGGCCTCACTGAGGCTGATTACGAGCGCGAAAGACTCTGGGAAACTCAGATGCAGGAACGTGGTCGTCAGCGTTATCTTCGTCAGGTGAACGCCATGCGCGAAAAGGATTCTGAGGCAAATACCTCCTACGGTCTCGCCCTCATTAAACACAGCATCGGAGCTGTTAAGGAGGCCATTGACGCTTACCTTACCAAAGCCCTCAGCGGTGGAAAGGGTCGCCGCGCAACTGCCGCAAAGCTCCTTGAAGGTATGGACACCTCTGTCGTAGCCTTCCTGACCCTCAGAAAACTGATTGACACTATATCGCGCACACAGCCGCTTCAGAATACCGCCATCGCTGTCGCCAATGAGATCATGTTTGAGGCCAAGCTCTCATCCTTTAAAGAAGGAGATAAGGATCGCTGGAACGCTACTCAGCATTATCTGCGCCAGTCTCAGGGCCGTCTTTATAAACACCGAGTCCTTAATTATGCTCTTGGCAAGTCCACTTTTGTCAGCTGGGAGCCGTGGAAATCCGGCGATCGTATTCAGCTCGGCACCCGCTTGATCGAGCTTGTCTCTGAAGCTACTGGCCTCTTTGTCATCGAACTGGACTCCGCGAAGCACGGCAAGAAGAACGGCTTCTATCACGTTCATGCCTCTCCTAAAGTCATGGACTGGGTTACGCATCATAACGCCCATGCCGAAATGCTTAACCCCGACTATTACCCCTGCATCATTCCTCCTCAGCCGTGGACTTCGATGTATGATGGCGGATACTGGTATCAGCATCCTGACATTACGACCACGCTCATCAAGTCCCGTGACAAGGAATACCTCAGAGCCGTGAACAGCCTTCTCATCAACGGGCATCTTGAAGAAGTCCGTCATGCTGTGAACGCTCTTCAGGCTACCGCATGGAAAGTCGATACTGACATCCTCGAAATAGCTGAAGCTGTTTGGAACGCTGGCGGCGATCGTGCTGATCTACCTCCTCAGGATTTCCATCATCTCCCCCTCTGCCCTGTATGCGGGAAGGACATCACCGACTCTGCCTCTGCCCTTATCAAGCATGAGTGTTTCGAGACCTGTGATAAGGAAATTTTTAAAGCGTGGAAGAAACAGGCAAAGGAGGTTCGTGAGCTTAATGCACGGGAGCAGGGCAAGCGTATCTCTGTCGCCAAAACCCTGAAGATTGCAAAAACCATGAGTAGATACGACCAGTTCTTTTTCCCGTATCAGCTCGACTTTAGAGGTCGTATCTATACCATCCCCGCGTACCTCACCCCGCAGGGGACTGACCTTGCTAAGGGCCTGCTTAGGTTCGCTGAAGCAAAGCCTTTGGGTAATATGCAGGCGGTGAAGTGGCTGGCAGTCCATGTCAGTAACACTTATGGCAACGACAAGGTGAGCCTTGATGACCGCTACAGCTGGACGGTTCAGAATCAGGAAAAGATTCTGGCCTGTGCTGAAGACCCTCTTGAAAACGACTGGTGGATGGATGCTGACAGCCCGTTCTGCTTCCTTGCCGCGTGTAAGGAATGGGCTGGCTATGTGGCGGAAGGCTTGGCTTTCCGTTCTTCTCTCCCTATCGCTATGGATGGGACGTGCAACGGTCTTCAGATTTTCAGCCTGATCCTCCGCGATGAGATTGGCGGGCAGGCCGTAAACCTTGTACCTGACGATAAGCCCAATGACATCTACGGTATCGTAGCTCAGAAGGTTATCGACCGTATCCTCAGCGATTCCGAGAATAAAGCGCTTGATGTGGACATCGAGACCGATTCAGGCAAAATGAAGTTTAATCGCTTCAGGGATGCTAAGGTTCTCCGCGAACTTCATATCACCCGCAAAACTACCAAGCGACAGGTAATGGTCATGCCTTACGGGGGCACCATGCAGTCCTGTATCGAATACACCCGCGAATGGCTCGAAGGGCAGAACGTCTGGCATAAGAACTCTGCCGAGTTCCGCCGTTATTCTCTTGTTCTTGCCCGCTATATCTGGGATGAGATCGGTACCACTGTGGTCAAGGCGCGTGAGGCTATGGACTATCTCCAGAGCATCGCCCGCGCTGTGAATAAACTCGATAGGCCGATCTATTGGGAGACCCCTTGCGGTCTGCCTATCAAGCAGGGATACAGGAAGTATAAGACGGAACGTGTAAGAACCTTGATAGGGGATGAGATGATTCTTATCCACAACCCCACAGACGAAGTTGGCTATAATAAGGTTAAACAGGCGAACTCGATCTCTCCTAACTTCGTTCATTCCTTTGATGCCGCCGCTCTTCAGAAGACCGTGTTCGACTGTGTGAGTCAGGGGATTCACAGCTTTGCGATGATACACGACAGCTATGGCACTCATGCCGCAGATGCCCCGCTTCTGGCAAAGACCCTTCGTGAAACCTTTGTGTCCATGTTCGGGCATACCGATCAGCTCAAAATCTTCGAGGAAAATCTCCTCAAGCAGAACTGTGACGGCCTTATCGCAGAAGACCTGCCTTCTCGACCGTCCTTCGGAAACCTTGACGTGGAAGAGGTGAAGAACTCTCTGTTCTTCTTCGCCTAATTGGCATTGATTATCCCTCCTGTCCTTTTGGATGGGAGGGATTTTTGTTAATGAAATCAACGTGTTTAATTTAGTATCCGATACATGAGAGAAACACCGTGAGGCTCCGCCGAACAGGCATCTGAAGAGGGGCTTAAGCCGTTTTTCAGGTTTCTCTTAAGAGTTGTTTAAGCCTGTTTAGGTAATATCTTTTAGGATAATCTTAATAAGATATTTTATTAAATAATATTTAAACAACTCCTAAACATACCCTCTACCAGTGCTTACTCATAAGCACGTCTTCTCCTGTGGTTGGGCTGGCCCTGTCTTCTCCTTCGGGGTCAGCCCCTAATAACCACCTTTTCTTTTGCGTTCAGAAAGACCGCACAGGTCTTTGCAGGGTCGGCTTCGGTTTTCCGAAATCGGCCCATTTTCTTTTTCATCTCAGGAAGGTTGGCAGAGCTGGTTTATTGCATCGGTCTTGAAAACCGACAGACAGGCTGATCCCCTGTCTCGTGGGGTCGTAGCCCACACCTTCCTCCATACGCATCGTTGGTCTAACGGTATGATCCCTGTTTTGTACTCAGGAGATGTGGGTTCAATTCCTACACGATGCCCCACTCATAATAACAATGGCGTGTAACTCAGAGGGTAGAGTAGCGGACTTTTAATTCGCAGGTCGAGGGTTCAAGTCCCTCCGCGCCAACCACATTTAATCGCCATAGGAGTTTTTATGCGATGATCTCATCTACCACCCTCCGTCAGCAGATGGCTTCGGCTCCTTTAGCCCAGTCATCACAAGCCTGTATGGCTGTAGTCTCTACGCTTCAGAACTACCCGAACAAAGGGGCCATGCTTTCCGGCCTCACATCGTGTTTCGTTCTGGTTTCTGAACTTACAGGCATCCGTGTTCCCGACCTCATCGTCTATGCCAAAAATGCGATGACTGACGGCAATGACCGCTACCCTCAGTATCGTGCGGCTAAGGACTTCATCGAAAAGGAGATTCTCTCATAATGCTTGATACCATCATGTCTTTTACCCTCGAAATCTTTGGCGCTCTCTGTTTCCTTTTTGTCGGTCTCGGTCTGGGTATCGACGGTATGCTTCGTTTCCATCCTGAAGAAATCGGTAAGTACCCTTACAAGAAGCGCTCTTGGAAAGGCTGGATCATAGAGGTCGTTATCCTCGTTTTCGGCTTCACCTTTTTCCATTTTGCCAACAAATTTTAATCGGAGTTCATCATGCGTATAGGTTTCATCGGTCTCCTTACTCTCATCTTCGTTACCCTTAAGCTCACTGAAGTCATCGCGTGGAGCTGGCTGTGGGTTCTTTCTCCCCTCTGGATCGGCCTTGTAGCCACCATCCTGATCCTCTGTGGTGTCGGTGGTGTCGCGGTCTGGGCTACCAGTAAGAAGTGAGGCGGCCATGCCTCCCCGTAAGCCCCTTCTTCCCGACACTATAGGCTCTGATTCCGAGGGTCTTAACACTTCAACGCCTATGAAAGCCATCCGTGCCAAGTGTCTCGACTGTTGCGCTGGTTCCAGTCACGAAGTCGAACATTGTGGAGCTGTGAAGTGTCCTCTCTATGCCTACCGCTCCGGCAAGTCCCCTAATCGAAAGCCCCGTCAGCTTACTGAAGAACAGCGTAAAGCCGCCGCAGAACGTCTGGCTAAAGCACGAAACTCTAAACTCATATCTGAAAAGGAATAACACAATGGCTGAACAGCAGAAAAAGCGCCGCCCCTCTCATGCTACTCCCCGTGGCACCCTTCTTTTCGCTCATCTCACTGCCCCTGACTATGGTACCGAAAAGTACCCTAATCCCGAAGGCTCCTTCTCCGTATCCCTTATCCTTTCCGCCTCTGATTCTGACCGTCTGAAGTCTGTTCTCGCTGAGGAGATCGAAGAGGCTCGTGAATATACGAGAGAGAAGTTTTCCCAGCTCAAGCCTGCCGCCCGTAACAAGTTCGGCAAGCCCACCTTCAATAATATCTGTGAGCCGGAATACGACAAAAACGATGAGCCTACTGGTAACTACCGCTGGCGCTTCAAGACTGCCGCTTTCGTGACTGATAAGAACACGGGCAGAAAGCGTGAGAAGTCTGTCCCCCTCTTCGATTCTATGAATCAGAAGGTAGCTCTGAAGGAGGAACCCGGTAACGGCACTGTGGCTAAGGTGTCTTTCGTTGCCGCTCCCTATTTCGTTGATGGTCAGGGTATGGGTGGTCTCAGCCTGTATCTGAACGCTGTCCAGATTCTCAAGCTCAACAAGGCTGGTGAACGCAGTGCTGAAGACTATGGATTCGCTGAAGAAGATGGTGGCTTCACTGCGGATGAAGTTCGGGACGAAGCTGTCGAAGCTGTGTCCGAAGATTACCCCGCAGTCGCCTCTGAATCCGGCTCTGAAGATGCCGATTTCTAAGGCAGAACTTTTCCGCAAGTGGAATAAGGCAAGGGAAGCGACAGGGTTCCGATCTAAGTTTGAGGCTACGGTTGCTAAAGGACTGCCTGAGTCAGCTCTTTATGAGCCGTGCATGATCCCTTATTCCATGACCGTTTCGGCCCGCTATAAGCCGGACTTCGTTCTTCCCGATCAGGCTATCCTTATCGAGGTCAAAGGCCGCTTCACTATCGAAGATCGCACTAAGATGATGCAGGTCAAACGTCAGTATCCTGATCTCGATATACGGCTTCTTTTCCAGTCCTGTAAACAGCGCATCACAAAACTGATGACAGCTGAAGACTGGTGCCGAAAGATGGGATTCCCCTGCGCCCAAGGCCCTAACCTCCCTGAGGAATGGCTGGCGCACAAGCCTACCCACGCCCAGCGAAGGGCTTTTGACGAACTTTTCTCGAACAAGCTGAACACCTCTACCGTGTAAAGGAGATGACATGAGCGCCAAGGACTATGAACAGGATAACGAAGGATCAACCTTCATAAGGCACGAAGCCTGCCCTAAGTGTAGGGAAACAGGTAACGACAGAGACGGGAATAACCTCGCCCGTTATTCTGATGGTCACGGCGTATGCTTCTCCTGCGGATATTATGAAAAAGGGGAGGGTGAGTGTGAAGGCTCATCCTCCCTTTCTTCGTATCGTAAGAAGCCTTCAAACCTTCTTGATGTGACCTTCCGCCCCCTTACTAAACGTGGTCTTACTCAGGAAACCTGTCAGCTTTTTGGCTATGGTGTTTCCAAATATCGCGGTCTTCCCTGTCATGTCGCCACTTATCACGATCAGTCCGGGAACATTGTGGGCCAGCATCTCCGCATGGAGGGAAAAGAGTTCCGCTGGCTGGGTGAAGCGAAGGCCGTCAAGCTCTTTGGTCAGCACCTTTGGAAGAAAGGTGGGAAGCGTCTTGTTATCACTGAAGGAGAGATCGACTGTCTTTCTGTGAGTCAGCTTCAGGGAAATCGTTGGCCTGTGGTCAGCCTTCCTAATGGCGCACAGTCAGCGGTTCGTGCCATCCGTGATAACCTCGAATGGGTCTCTTCATTTCAGACCATTGTACTTGCTTTCGATATGGACGATCCGGGGCAGACTGCCGCCCGTGAGTGCGCCTCAATCCTTCCTGTGGGACGTACTTGTATCGCCTCACTTCCTGCCAAGGATGCCAATGAGTGCTTGATGAATAATCAGGGACAGGCCCTTGTCACTGCTCTCTGGAACGCTGAAGAGTTTCGGCCTGATGGTATCAAGGCTGGTAAAGACCTCTGGGAAGACCTGATGACACCCCCGCGTGAAGGTTATTCTATTCCTTATCGGGAGCTGAATGAGAAATTCGATGGCTTCCGCAAAGGAGAGCTTTATCTTTTCACCGCTGGCTCAGGTATAGGCAAGTCCACCATTGTCAACGAAGTCGCTTATCATCTCCACATGGAACATGGGCTTAACCTTGGCATTATGGCGCTTGAGGAAAGCCCTTCTCGAAACGCCCGCCGCTACATAGGCATCCACCTCAACCGTCCTATATGGCTCCCTAAGGTTTTCAATGAAACACCTAAGGAAGACATGAAGAAGGCTTTTGAGGAAGTCTGTGGTTCTGGTTGGTGGATTTATGACCACTTCGGTTCTACCCAGATCGACTCTCTGCTTTCTAAAATCCGCTACATGATTACCGGCCTCGGCTGTGATGTCATCGTTCTCGATCACATCTCTATCATCGTGTCTGGTTTGGAGACAGAGGGTAATACTGACGAGAGAAAAACCATTGACCTCTTTATGACCAAGCTCCGATCCCTCATCGAAGAAACAGGTGTCATGGTCATAGCGGTTGTCCACCTCAAACGTCCTGATAAAGGAAAGTCATACAATGAAGGCAGGCAGGTTAGCCTCTCTGACCTCAGAGGCTCAGGCTCACTTGAGCAGTTATCTGACGGAGTTGTTGCACTCGAAAGAGATCAGCAGGCAGAAGGTGACGATGCCCATGTTGCCTACATCCGAGTCCTCAAAAACAGACCACTCGGAGCCACTGGAGAAGCTGGAAGCTGTCGTTATTTCCCTGACACCGGAAGACTGCTCCCGATTACAATCTTTGATGAAGAAGGTTCGTGTGGAACAAGAGGTTCGGAAGTGGAAGAAACAGAAAAGGACTTCTAATGTTCAAGCAACGTGACATTCATCGCAATTTCTGGGGCTGGATTCCTGACAAAGGAACTCCGGCCCTTCTTTTTGACATAGAAACCAACGGCCTTCTTGATGCTACTACGAAAGTCCATTGCATCTGCGCTAAGGACTGGCTCACCAAGGAAAAGTTTTCTTTTGGCCCACAGGAGATTGAACATGGCCTCAAACTATTGGCCTCTTATCCTCTGCTTATTGCCCATAATGGGCTTTGTTTTGACGTGCCTGCTCTGGAAAAACTTTACAGACAAGATGGCCTCTTTACAGGAAGCGATCACCACGTCTTCGACACCCTCACAGCCTCCCGCCTTATCTGGTCAGACCTCAGTAACGAGGACTTCGATCGAATCCGAAAGGAAGAACGAAGAGCCGCTAAGGGTAAGAGTGTGTCTGTGCCTTTTCCACGAAAACTTATTGGAAGACACTCACTCTCTGCTTGGGGTTACAGACTTGGGAATTTTAAAGGGGACTACGCTCAGACTGTAGAGAACGCATGGGATCACTGGTCGCCTGAAATGCAGGCATATTGTGAGCAGGACGTAGAGGTTCTTGAGTCCCTTTACTCTTTGATCCTAGACCAGGAATACAGCCCTGAAGCTCTCGCTTTAGAGCATGATTTCCAGCGAGTCATTTTCACGCAGGAGCGCACAGGTGTTTTCTTTGATGAGCCTAAGGCTGTCGAACTGTACTCAAATCTAGCGGCTAAACGTGATTCGATTATCCGTGATCTTCAGGAAGAGTTCCCCCCTAAAGTAGAAGAGGAAATCTTCATTCCTAAGGTCAACAATCGAACTCGTGGTTATGTCAAAGGTGTTCCTTTCATCAAGAGGCATACCATACCGTTCAACCCTAGTTCTCGTGAACAGATCGCGGAGCGCCTTCAGGGACTTGGATGGCAACCTGCGCTTTATACCGAAACAGGTCAGCCTGTTGTGGATGAAGACGTACTGAAGAGTCTCCCGTATCCGTGCTGTAAGAAGCTCACCGAGTATCTTGAACTCACAAAGATCATCGGGATGCTGGCTGAGGGTAATCAGGCATGGCTTAAGCTGGTTACGAAAGAGTCCCGTATTCACGGCAGGGTCGTCACCTGCGGCGCTGTTACAGGACGTTGTACTCATAACAGTCCTAACCTTGCCCAAATCCCAGCAAGAGGAACTTACGGTCACGAGTGCCGTACTCTTTTCAAAGCCCCTGACGGTATGACCATGATCGGCTGTGACGCTTCTGGTCTGGAACTTCGTATGCTGGCTTCCTATATGGGACGCTATGATGGTGGGAAATATGCCAAGGTAATTCTGGAAGGTGACATCCATACCGAAAACCAGAAAGCGGCTGGCCTGCCTACCCGTAACGATGCCAAAACTTTCATCTATGCTCTGCTTTACGGGGCTGGTGATGTGAAGCTCGGCTCTATTGTTGCCCCTACAGCATCCGAAGCTACTCAGTCTCAGAAGGGTAAAGCCCTACGCTCTAAGTTCTATCGGAACATCCCAGCTCTTCAGCGGCTTACTGAAACAGTACAAGCCGCCGCAAAAGCCCGTGGATTCCTCTATGGGGTTGATGGGCGAAAGCTCCGTATTCGATCTCAGCACTCAGCTCTGAACACACTCCTACAAAGTGCTGGGGCAGTTATGATGAAATACGCGACCGTCCTTTTCCATGAGCTTGCGGCAGAGCAGGGCTTTGTCAGCGGCAAGGACTACGTTCAAGTCCTCCATGTGCATGACGAGTTCCAGCTCAACTGTCTCCCCGAACATTCCGAAACTCTTGGCAACCTCGCTGTTCGATCAATCGAACTTGCTGGTCTGCATTTCGGCTTTCCTTGCCCGACAACAGGCGAGTTCAAAGTCGGTTCTAACTGGGCTGATACACACTAAGGGAAGGGAGAGGCCCCCGACAAGGCAGATGTCTATTCATTTATATTATAGATGTCGGGTAGTTGTGGGTTTTTACCTTCCCTGATTCTTCAAACCCACCCAAAAGAATCAGAGGTTAGAGGTTAATAAAAAAGGTAAAGAAGTACAGTGAGTACCTTTAACACTTCTGCCACA